GCACGTTTGAGATTACTGCTGCTGAAGCGTTTAAAGAGCTTGCAGTAAGTTTAACTAGTTCTATTACTGAACCTGCTTGTGCGCCACTAGCTAGCACTACACTAGTACCGTTGCTAGCTGTAAAGTCAGCAGAAGGAAGCTTAATACCGTTTAGAAAGACATCGATAGCACCTACAATGTAATTATAATTAAAGGTTGTTTGGTTTGCTGTAGCAGTAAACTCTTGAGAAGCTTTTACAGCTGCTTGTGCGTGAATACTAGTGACTGTGAGCTTAACTATTTCAATTAAATCACCTGCGTCTGCAGCTACGGTTAAAACAACAGTAGTACCGTTAGATGCTGTATAGTCAGAGTCTTGAAGCTTAACGCCGTTAAGAAATACGAAAATTCCATCTACATCATAGTTAGTTGTAAAGGTTGTTTGTCCTGCTGTAGCAGTGAACTCCGCATCCGAAAGAACGGCTGAAGAAGCTACAGAAACAACGTCACTTACAGTAAATTTATGAACATCTAAAATATCACCCGCTGAAGCTCCTGATGCTAAGACAATAGAAGTTCCGTTAGTAGCAGTGAAGTCAGAAGCGTTAAGCTTGACACCGTTAAGGAATACAAAGATATGATTGACGTCATAAGTTGTTGAGAAGGTTGTCTGTCCAGCGGTTGCTGTAAAGCTAACATCAGTTAAAACTGCTCTTTGGGCAGCAATAGTGCCAACAACAAAGGTTTGAAAGTCTAGTATATCCCCTGCAGTAGCACCTGAAGCAAGTACTACGTGAGTGCCATTAGTTGCGGTATAATCAGTGTCTGAGAGTTTAATACCATTCATAAAGACTTGAATAGCACCTACAGTATAGGTTATAGGGAAGCTAGTTTGTCCTGCTGTAGCAGTTGCTTGTGAGTCGTTAATAATAGCAGACTGAGCTACAAAACCAGAAACAGTATAGGCTTCTACTTCAATGTTATCGCCTACTGTACAGGCGTTAGCAAGAGTAATAGAAGTACCATTAGTAGCAGTAATATCACTAGATTGAAGACGAACACCATTACGAAAGACATTTACTGCACCAACAGTGTAGTCTACAGTAAAAACAGTTTGTCCAGCAGTAGCTACGAACTCTGTTAAGTTTTGAACAGCACTAGGCTGTGCAGCACCATCACCCCAAATAAGGCCTCCTGACTGAGTATCATCAGCTTTGAGATACTTACCATTAACAGGAGCATTACCTATTTGTAGTTTTTGTTCAGGTAAAGAATCATCATTAATACTAGAGGCTCCACCGCCCCCTCCACCTAGCTCAATAACAGCTCCACCAGTGGTCTTAGTAAACATTTTAGCATCAGCGAGGTTAATAGCTAACTCTCCTGGCTCCAGACTACCTGCTGTTGGTATAGCATTAGTAGTCGAAGACTTCTTATGAATAAATTTAGTTGCCATAGGGCTATTCTCCATTGTGTATAGGAAGGTATAATTATAGAATTATTACCTATGATAAAGGGAGTCCCTTAAATAGAGACCCCCTAGCTCATTATGGTTAGGTATTTTTACCTTAGTTATTAATAGCTTCCACCGTCCAAAATGACATTTTGAAGGGTTTCGTTAGCTAAGTCCCAAGCATCGTCTGTTTCGTTCCAGATAAAGCTTTTGTTAGTTGCTGTACCACGTTCTACTTCGATACCCGCATTAGCGGAGGGTGTACCAGTCTCGTCTGCGTTAAGCTTGATAATAGCATCACCAATGTTAACTTCATTCGAGTTCACAGTAGTAGTTGTACCGTCAACAATCAGGTCACCTTTAATAGTAACTGCACCTGTGTTGTTACCATGCCCTGCAGGGTCAATAGTGAAAGCCGCTGGGCCTTTCAGTTCGCCTGTCATAGTAATGTCAGCAAAGGTTACGTTGCTAGTAGTTGCGACTTCTTGACCAATAGATACTTGACCACTAGAAACAGCAACACCAGTACCCGCTGTAATAGCTGCTTGTGCGCGAGCATCAGTGTAGTACAGGTTAGTGCCTTCAGTAAGGCTAGTAGTACTAGAGCTAGATTCGTCAAGCAACTTAATCCAGTTACCAGCATGAGCAAAGTAGGCTTTGCCTGTACCGTGTACGTGAGCAAACATGCCGTGGTAAGTAGTAGCACTAGGTAGAGCAGCTTCACTAGAATACATGTTAGCAAAAAGTATTTTGCCAGTAGTAGTTATGCTGTTGCTACCCATGTCAAGGGCAGAAGCTTCTACAGCTGCGACAGAGCGAGCAGCAGTGTGATAAAGGTTAGTAGTGCCTTCTACAACTTGGTCTGTCTTAAAACCCGCATCAGCAAAGTCTAAAGACACTGCACCGCCACTAACGGAAATACCTGTGCCGCCAGTAATGTGGGCTTGTACTTCAGCAGCACTTGGGCCTGTGTAAGTAATTACGCCAGTGCTGTTGTTGTAAGACATAGAACCGTCACCGCCAGCGTCTGAAACACTAATTGCAAGACGTGCGTTAGAGTCTCCGTAGTTTCCTACGTCAACAAAGCTAGACCCATCGTGGGCTTTCAAAAGGTTGTTTGTAGTGTCGTAGTATAGGTCGCCCTCTGCAGGGTTAGCAGGAGCAGAGCTATCTACATAAGCACCGCCGAGATTAACAATAGCATTGCCATTGTCTTTAGTAAATACTTTGCGGTCTGCAAGGTTAATTGCCAGTTCGCCTTGGTCTAAGTCACCAGTTAAAGGGCTTGAGCCGCTTGTGCTTGACTTTTTCAGTAAAATCTTAGTAGCCATTAGTATGAGCCTCCGATAAGAAATGTATTTCCGTTATTAAGTTGAGTTGTAGCCTTGTATTTCGAAGACGAACCGTCATAAAGTAACATTGCACCGTCTGTCTTTGCGGTGTTATCTACGTCTGTCAAGGATGTAGTAGTTAAAGTGTGGGGAATAAAAGTAGAAGTAGAAGAATCAAACTGTACTACTTGGTCATCCGCAACACTAGTCATGTTAACATCAGCTAAATTGCCAAGGTTAGTATTATTACCAAGTGGACCTAGGTTGTAAGTACTCGCAACACTTCCATCAGCACCTGTTACAGTGACAACAAAGTTATTGCTAGAATCAAATCCTATATTAGATATAGTGTCGCCCTTAGAACCCTGACCCCCTACTCTCGACAGAGAGAGTCCATAGTCTATTTTCGATACAGTTGTCTTGTGCGAGGTGGTGGCTGTGTCAACTTTTATGTTGTTGTTTGAAACAGTTACCTTGTAAGTAGACATTTAGACCTCCTCAGATGGACTGTAAAGCACTTCAACTAAACCACGAAAAGGCTTCCAAATCTGTTGAGACGAGCCTGTACCTGAGTCTCTTACTTCCAAGCCTATCCAACCGTAAGTTGGCTTTTGTGGGGCTGGTTGTGTGGCATAAGAGTCTACTAAGTTTTCGGGAATTACAATTTTAAATGTATTGTCCGTGTTATCTGCGTCTATAATTGTTAAAGTTCTTACCTGACCCCCTGCTTTAACAACAGTAGGGTATTCCCCTTCTGCAACTCCTGTCATGTCGCCTTCTACGATTTTGGCTGTAACAGTGTAGCTTGAAAGGTTAGTAATCCAGTTTAACGTAATATCCATGTGTATTTGTTCACCCTCTACGAGTGAAATTAGTACCGCCCCATTGTCGGAGATTAAATCCTTAGAGGCAGAATTTATCTTTGTTCTTGCCATGTTTCCTCCTTGCCGATTCTCAAATGGGCAAAGTTAAGGGTTAAGCTGCCCCCGAAGGGGCAACTATAAATTTAAGAAAGACCAGCTATAGTAACTGTCTCAATGTCGTTAGATACCATGCTATTAAAGTATAGTCTAACATTACCAGTGTCTGTCGGCAATATATAGCTTCTTATACCATTAGAAAACGAGTCAGAAGAACCATCACCCATTAGCCATACTTGAGTAGACCTAACAGCAGTATAGTTGTTAGGAGTAGGTACAGCAGAAGGGAAAAGGAATGTACTACCACCAGTTCCTGCAGAACTCATAGCAGTCTGCCCTAGCTTGTAATCTGTCACCCACTGTTGAGGGTCAGTAATCATCTTCTTTATCTCAGCGTCAACAGGCATAGCTTGGTTGTTCTTCAGGGTAGTTACAACCATACTAGCTACTTTACCGTAGAAGGTTCTGCTACCAGATTGTGCACCAATAGTGAACATACCCACAACATTGCGAGTCATTGAACTTCCTGTTTCAACCCAATTACTACTTGTTGATAAGTTACTTCCTACTGAAGCAAAAGAATCACTAGTACTCATTAGTCTAATGTCAAAACAATCAGCTAAGTTAGCCGCAGTAGCAGCACCAGAACTTAGTCTTTCACCTGTACTAGTTATGTATGCTCCGTACCAAGCAGATGTGGAGATAGCAGTAGCAATCTTACACTCATTCCTATCAGGAACAGAGCCAACACCGTTTCTACCCCAACCGAAATATAAATCTCTGTTAGCATCAACTCTTAAGTAAATATTATCCTGACTAGAGCTTGTGCCTTCACCACTATTCCAAATATATTGGTTAGAGTTATTTCCGTCAACCTTAAACACAATAGATGTAGCCCAAGGTCTAGCGTAATAATCGTTAGAAGTATAACCTGCTGTAGAATTACCTCCAGCCGCTACGCCCATTCCACTCATTTTTAGAACACTATTTGAGTTACTATTACTTATTAGTCGTAAGTATTCACCACCACTAAAGTCTACTGCCTTAGTAAAGCTTGTTGCTCTACTTGAAACGACAGGTAAAGCATACTCTGTTAAACCAGTAAGGGTAATGTCCATCTGAGTGTCTCTAGTTGCTATAACTATTTGACGGTCTACAGTAGAACCTGAGTCTACGTCTGTGACAAACGCCCAAGAACCACCATCTGCATTAGAAGGCTCATTGTCTTTGTTATTGCTTGCCGCGTCCGCAGTAGCTTCTAAACGGTCTGACTTATTACTTAAATAGAAGTCATAACCAATAGTACTACCTGAGATATTGTGGTTATTAGAAGCAGTAGATAAACCGTTACCACCACGACTAGCTTGAATAACATAAGCAGAAGTCCTCTTAAATCTCCAACCTAATAGGAAGTCAGCAAATCCAATAGAACCCCAAGAAGTGCTTGAAGGGTCTTTAAAACCAATAAATACCGTATCATTAACATTAGCCAAAGCAGGTATAATGTTAGAATTAAAGAACTCATTAGATATGTGGAAACGTTGACCGTCATTAATATCGTCATCAAGCTCTACAGCTGAACCATCGTCTAGTGTATTACTGTCTACCAAGGCTACTGAACCTGTTACATGGGTAAACCCACTAATAGCAGCAGTGTTTACTGTAGTATTATTAACGGTTAATACAAAGTTATCAGTAGCAGAACCGAAAGCATTAGTTCTTGTTGTTGTAATAGTAAAGGTATCACTAGGATTAGAGTCAGTAAATCCTGAAACTTCAGGAGTAGTACCCACAAGGTTATTGCCTGACAAGCTAACACCAGAGGGCATACCTGAAGCAGTAACAGTGTAAGAGCCGCCTGAAGGGGCTACTTCGTAGTTGATTACCGTGTTTTCATTAATAGCCAAGTCAGCAATATCAAAGGCTGCAGGGGCATAGTTAGAGTCTACACCCGTAGAGATAGCCGAGTAAGTAATGCTTGCAGTGTTGCTAGGGGCAGAGCCACCTGCATGAACGCCGCCTGTCGATGGCATATACCAAGTGTTAGAACTAGGAAGTTCGTCTATAAAGGTGTGTGAGTGATAAGTACCACTACCACCTGCTACTTCGTCTGCATAAGCCGCTTCTGCCGTAGTAGCAAACAAAGGATAGTAGAACGCTCCATCAGGAGATTCAATGTAACGATAGTTAAGTGTCACTGAGCCTTCATTGACTTGATACGAAGAAACACTAGAAATTGTGTTAGCGCCTTCTTGGTTTAAGAAAATAACTAAAGAGTAATCTTCGTTAGCTGTAATAAGAGCACTCCGAACAATCACCTGCCATGCGTCATCATCTTCATCGAAGTGACTAATAAACAAACGACCATTAGAGTCCATACCAGCACGGTACTTGTTAGACTTCTGTGGACGGCTATAAAAGCCATTCTCAATGACTGCACCGTAAGGGCTATGCTCATAGGTAGCGTTAGCCTTAAGGCGTACTGCCAAGGCCATGTCTTCACCTACAGCAGTATTGTCCGAAAGAACTGTTGAAGAAGTAATCTCCGAAGTTCGCTTAAGGCCAATTACAAACTTACGCTTAACGTCTCTGCCTGTGTTATCAAACTCAAAGTACTCACCATTAGCACTGATAGGGCGTACTGTAGAGTAAATACCGTCATTAAGAGCCGAACCTGTGTTAGAACCTTTAGTGGCTACGTCAGCATTGTCTGTGACATCGCCAAAAGCAGTCATAGCAGCATCGCCAGCAGAGTAAGTAAAGCTAGCAAAGACATCGTCTGCAGCTGCACCAACAGGGGTGACAGTAAACAGAGCATTCAAAGAGTTAACAACAGAAGTCTGTGTTTGTGCTTGTGTTTGACCCTCAATGGTCACATAGTTAGGTCTAATACTCTCCATAAGGTTAGTACCGCCAGAGGAAACGTTCTCAGTGATAGTAATAAGACCATCAGATGTGCCTACTGCTTTAATAGCGTTAACACCAAACGAGTCACCAGTAGAGGAAAGGATAGAGGTGTTAGTAAGGTCTCTTGAGAAGTTTACTGAGTCGGTAGCGCCGAATTGAATTGTAGAACCAGAAGCAACGTTAGCCTGTGCTGTGATATAAGCAGCAGTAGTAGCAGCATCTGAGAAAGAGTTACCGTCTTTATCTTGAAACTCTGTGTAAGGTACACCAAAGAACTCATAAACAGGGTTACTAGAGTCTGTTGTACGAATGTCATTAATAACGTTGATACGAGTAGCATCAGTGTCATTAACTTCACCTGACAAACAAGCGTTCCAGTAAGCAGCCTGAGAAGAGCCTACAAAGTTAATACAGTTACCGTTTTCATTACGTGTAATACGAATAGCCATCGTTTACCTCCCTACCGTAAAGAGTGTTGTTAGTGGTTGGATGTAGCAAGGTTGGTCTGCTTTAATAGCAGGGAGTGCTCTTGCATTAACATCCTCTTGGGAGGCCAAGTAAGCTGTAATAACAGGGCGGTTAAGGAAAGTCTTTCCTGTAGTGCCTGAACCATAAAACAAGGGTTCGCCTGTTAAAGCAAACGTAAAGGTTGGGTTGTTACTAGCATCGCGAGTAGCCCAAATAAGACCTACTTCTACAGTAGTGTTAGCAAACTGTGGTGTAAGGTTAAAGTCAAATCTAAACTGACAGAAGTCACCCACGTTAAGCTCATCCATACGATAAGAACCTGTTGCAGCGTTATACTGCAAAGAACCTGAAGACTGTGCAGCATTGTAGGCTGTGTTATCATCAAAGCTAAACATGTTGTTTACGCCTTGTGGCATGTAAGCACCAGAAAACAAGCCTTTGCCGATATAGTCTGTAGTACCGCTATGAGGGGCTTCATCAGAGTTAGTTGTTGAGTTGCCCCAGTAAGGTTGGTCATTAGCTGTTTGACGAGCCGCAGTAAACCCAAACCGTAGCCACTTGTCTCCGTCAGCCATAGTCTGAGTGTACTCTACGTCATTACCAATATCAGATACCCCTGCATTGCCGCTTACACGGTCTGCAAAACCACCTGTGAATTCATACCCACCATTGGAAGACTGTATGTTAGTCTGGTCAATAGTAGTTGTTCCTAAACTTGGAACCATATTAGAAAATACATTACTCATTAATGTGTCTCCGCAATCCATACTTCAGCTGAGTCGCTTGCTACTACTCTCATTTGAGGGGCAAGCACTACTTCTTCGACTGTATCAGCTGAATAAGTCTTTACAGTCATCCAAGGCGCTTCATCTACTAAGCGCATTTGCAAGTCTACAGTACCACTTGTGATGTCTACTTGGATAGCACCACGGCGGTTATTAGAGTTAGGGTTAGCATTAGCGTTAACCACAGAGGACGTATAGCCCCCTGCGTAGCTAGCTGACGAAAATTTGGTTGCGAAGTTAGCCATTTATTTATAGTCCCTTGTATGCTAGTCTTTTTATTCTTATTTGCCGAAAAGTCTTTTCTTACCTTTGCGTAAACGAGCAGAGGCTTGTTGTGCTTTCTTCAGTGCTGCTTTACGAGCACCAGTCATTTTGAAGGACGCCTTACCGCCGATAATACCTGCAACAGCACCTGCTTTACCTGCAAGGTTACCCTTACGCTTACGTCCAGTAAAGTTGCTTTGAAAGTTACCAGAAGTCTTACGGCTAAGGGTTGTGATTCCTCTTATTGTCTTCTTGTTACCGTCTTTCTTACCTGCTGCGAAGCTTTTCTTAAACTTAGCTTTAGCTGCTTTAGCTTTACGGACAGTCTTGCCTGTCTTACGTACTACTTTGTCAAGCTTAGAGCCTCTCTTAAGAGTTCCTTTAGCAGCTAGAGCAGTACCTACTGTAGCTTTACCAGAACCGCCTTTATAAGCAGACTTAACTGCTCCGACCATAGCGCGTCTTTTGTTACGGTTAAAGCGCTTCTTCATTTTCTTCATTATCGCCATTGTAGTATTCCTTTTAAGTTAGAAGCCAAAGCCTCTTGTTGTTACCTTAGTGCCGCCTCTTACGGGGAACAAATACTCTACAGCATACCTAAGACCATCAGTCCAGTGTTCAACACCTTCCTTCTTGTCAATAGTAGCCGTATCAGGGTTGCTCTCTACCCATGCAGTGCGCTCTAAAGATTTAATTGTATTAACGCATTTGGGATGTATGTACATGTCTATATCACCATTAGCGTTCTTGAACTTCTTATTGACAGCTGCGACACTATCAATAATAGGGGGAGCCTTGTTATGTGCTCTTGTTTGGATACCATTGGACTGTAGTATACTAAAGTCAGTAGTACCAACAGCAGCAGAAGACTTTCGTGCTCTACCACTAGGGTCAGGATAAGATATAAGCCTATGCCCCTTATACTTCCTTGCCAGTTCTTTGGCTAGGGTTTCGGTATCGGGGTGTCCTTGCATCTCATCTAGGATATGTATCTGATTACCTCTTAAAGCAAACATACAAGAGGCCATGATACCAACGTTAAAGTCGATAGCCACATGCACATCCTCATTGTCGTCAAAGGTAGGCAGAGTTTTGTCTATATGCTCTTTACGGTTAAACGTATAGAACACAGTATTACCAGAGTCTTCAAAAGAGGCTGTATACTCTCTTGCAAACTTAAGAGGGTCTAGGGTTAGCTTCACACGCTCAATCTCGACTTCATCCAAGAAGGGAGAGTCATGATAGGTATAGTGATAGCTTTTCCACTCATCATCAGAGTCTTGTCTATTGTACATTTCATAGAAGTAGTTATACCCCATAGGTGTACTAATGATAAGCGCTCTTCCAGAGTTAGCCCCGAACTTCTTAGCATTCTGCTCTGACCACCGTGTGGTGATGCAGGGCTGTATGACAGACTCCCAAGACTCTTTAAGGGTACTACCTGCACCCTTCCATGAACAAACTTCGTCTGCTACTACAAAGTACTGGCCTGTACCACGCATCCTCTCAGAC